TAGCAGTTGTAACATTGTTATCTGCAATCTTTGCAGTAGTTATGTTTGCATCTGTAATTTTAGTAGTAGTTACAGCATTAGCATTAATTTTTGCTTCGGTTACTGCATTAGAATTTATTTGTGATGCTTGAACTGCATTGTCTGCAATCTTCGCATTTGTTACAGCATCATCTGCAATTTTAATAGTAGTAACAGAGTTTGATTGTAAATTTGCTGCACCTAAAATATCTGTAGGTATTGAGTTATTTGTTTTTGATAACGCACCAATATAAACATTTGTTATAGCTTCGTTAGATAATGAACCACTATCCCAAGTTACGTTTACAGTTGTATTAGAAGAAAAAGATGAACTAGATATTGTTCCAAAAATAGTACCAGGTGTTGATGCAATTAATTTTATTCTTCTACCTGCATGATAAATTGAAGTTACATCTGAACCATTTATTGTAAAAGATGTAGCTGAAGCATAAGCAGCAGTATAAGCACCACTACCATCACCATACTCAATCCATTGTGCATCATTAAACCAATCTCTAGTGTTCTTCATCAATGCTCTAATGGCATTGTTAAGATTAGATGGTAGCATACCCTCACCAACATTGATGCTATTTAATGATGTGTTTGATGATTGGGTTGTTGAATAATCTTTTATGTTACTTGTCATCTAATCTCCTAAAAACCAAGAATATGCTTTATTGTTTTCTTTATTTTTCTCATTAATTAAAGTGTTGATAGCTTCTTCAATTTGTCTTTGAAAAAACTCTTGTGTTTCAAAACTGTATCTAACATTGTCTATATCAGTTTTATCCGTCATCTTAAACCAATTTTTGTAGCAATTATATCTACTCCTTGAGCATGAGTCCAATTCACACCACTTGGAGTTACTACTTTAATTTTAAAATATCTCCCAGATTCTCTTACAGGATTATCCCCACTATCGTTCATTGTTGATACAGAAGATTCTGTATCTGAGTCAGCTAGTCTTTCTTTGCTTTTTATAGTTACATTAGCAGAAGCATCAACAATAGGTCTGACATTGGTTATACTACTTCTATGTCCTGTAAACAACTCTAATTGTCTAGTTTCTATTGTTCCTTGATTTTGATTGCCTGAAAATATGGCAGCTTTAAAATCACTGTCTATAGCTCCAAGAAGTAATTGTCCTCCAGACCAAAAGTCAGTATCTAAAGCTATATTAATATTTTCTAAGTTTTCAGATAATAAGTCCATCAATTCTACTGTGTAAGCACCTACAAACTGTGTAAAAATAGTTGAAGCATTTGCATCAGCCGTTGACCATTTTTGTGTAGCATAATTATAAATTAATATTTTATCACATATACCAGTTGTGTTTGCTGAATTAGAAGCTGAAGGATATAACCATAAAGCTAATTGATTAAATGGATCAACAGCAGCACATATTCTATCAGAAAATGCTTTGTTTAAATCTACATCAAAAAATCTATTAACTTTCTCAGCACCTATTGCAACTACGTTATCACCATTAATTTCAAAGAAACCATCATCAGCATAAAAGAATACCCTTCTATTATCTTGGCAAATTGTTCTACCATAAACAGCACCTCTGTTTGGAGATATAACTGACAATCTAAATACTGTTGCACCACCCACATAGTCCATACGAATAATTTGATTTTGTCTAAATACATAACCAATCTCACCTGAAGTTATGTGTACAATCTCTCCACCTGAACCTGGTAAGTCTTGTTGGTCAGCTTGTTTAGTTCCTGATTGCCAAGTACCAATATCATTAATACCTGACCATTGTATTCTGTTTTGATTTGTAGGTTGATTACCTGTAACTAAAAAATCCCTTACAACACCTGACACTCTAAATGTAGGAACACTTCCTGACGTTGCTATAGATGAAAGATTAGCAAAGTTAGTTGATGTTCCCATTAAATAATATTGAGGTGCATCCACACCATTACTTGCTATGATGTAATTTCCAAATTGTGTAAATGTAAAATAATCTGAATTAGTACCTGTTAATGATCCTTTTCTTGAAGTAAATGTTCCTCCATCTAATTGATAGATGTCTGTGTTTTTAGCAACAAAGTTAAATACAGCTCCAGCATTATTTCTAAATGAACCAGCACCTCTACTATCAGCACCAATATTATTAGAACTATAATTAACTAAAGCTGGAAATCTTTTGTAAGAATTTTTTGCGTAATAAACATTGTTTGCTGTTATAGCACCAGGATTTAAATATTCAGGTTGATCCGGTAGCCATTCGCCAAAAGGTAATTGCATTTTTTTCCTATGTATTATTATTTGTTACTTTAGTTGTGTCTTGAAAAGAACTAGATACAGTTACATCTGATCTAATTTGTAATGGAGAACCACTAAATTGATCTTCTCTATCGTTTCTTTCTAATCTTTCAAGAGCTGTTGTGTACATACCTTGCCATTGTTGTAATCTTGCAGGTTCAACACCACCTAAAAAATTAGCAGCATGATATAGTGAACCATATAAATATATAGCAGGATGATTAGTTAAAATATAATTTGTTGTATTTGAATCTGATAAAGCATCAAATGATTTGTAATAATTTAATGTACCTGTGTATGTTGAATCAGGTGTTGGAGCAAATCTAAAATTATCTCCTATAATAGTATAAGCTACTGGCATACCACTTGTAGAAGAACCTTTAATCTGATCCATTTGTGGTGGTGTCATATATGTCAAAGCATATTTAGTTCCGCCACTTAAAATAAATAAATCTCTAACTTGTAAAAATCCTGAAGGTAGAGCAACTGTTTCTGCATTAATTGAAAATGAACTATCAGATTCAACCATTTTTCTAATTCTTAATTTAGAGTTAAAATCTTTTTCAGTTAAAACAATAAAATCTCCTGTAATCTCAGTTGTTAAATCAGATCGGTTTAACCAATTAGCTACTGATGATTGTAATTCTGTATAATTAGATAATGCCATTAAATTCTTCCTTCTGCTGTTCTAAAATACTTAAACTCATTACTGTTCAATTTGAGTTTTAATATTTTGCTTTGAACTTCTTTTGGTAAAGCAAACCAATTACCATCACCATGTGGGTCATATTCTTTTGCCCAAACTTCTAAAGCTATTGTTGGAATAGAAGCTACTCTTTTCAAATCTCTTGATTTTGAATAACCATCTCCATCATTTAAAAGTCTTTTATTGTGTTTTAAATGTGGATCTATATCTACTTCATGCTTTATAACAATCTTTTTTTCTTTTTCGTCAGTTGAAAAAGTTGTTTTTTTTAAGCCGTCTAACTGAATTTCTTTCATCCTTGACCTCTATTTTTTTTTCTACCTGGTATTCTTTTACTGTAACTTTTAGCATGACGACCAGGTCTTTTTCTAGGTTTGGCTTTAACGTAATTATTAACTCCAAATAAACCTTTTTTCTTAGCCACTATGCACTCATTTCGGTTACATATACATTTGTAGATGAACCATGAAATACTGCAATTTTTTCGCCAGGTGAAACTTTAAATATTTCTATTTCACCAGATGGTAATAAAGCTGATGTTGCACTTGCTGTAGGTGAAGCACCTAAAACAAAATGACAGTTAGCATCTCCAACTACTCTTACATATTCAGTTTGTGAACCGAAAGCAGCAGAAGCAGTTGATGAATTGTTTGTATTTAGTTTCTGTGTTGTTCCTGGTCTTAGAGCATAATTATAACTCATTTTTTCTCCTATTTAGTTTTTGGGGGAACTTCCGCTAGGTAGAACCCCCAATTTATATTTATCTTCTTATAACAAATGTCACAAGTAATTTTTTAGCACCAGTAGATCCACCATCGGTAATCATCTCTATTGTGCCATCTTCTTCTACTCTGTTAGCAGCAGTCGGTGAAGCAGTATCTACAGTTCCAGCAGCTGAACCTGAGTGTGCAACAGTTATTGCACCACCAGTTACAGCAGTACCACCTATTTCAAAAGTGATTGCTGCGTTACCGCCAGATATAGCACCTTGTAAAGCAGTTATAATTTTAACTATTTTACCGCCATCTGGTACA